ACATCTTTTCGTTGACCCATTCAAGACCTATTCTTTTTGCGGCCTCAAGCATCAATCTATTAACTTATCAATCTGTCTATTAGTATATTATAATATACGGCTATCGGCAAGGATAAAATTAATTAAAATTAAAATTTTTTCATAATCGTTGTTTACAGCTTAAAATTAAGGATTTTTAAGTGTTATTTTTTAGTTTTTTTTAGTAGAAAATAGTAGTATAATAATATATAGAATGGATTTGTAATTTATCAATGGAGTGTTAAATGAAAAAAGGAAGTTCCACAGCACGCAACTCAAAATGGAAAGATGAGTTTATAATTCGTGTTACACACATGGCCAGAGACGGATTGACGGAAAATCAAATGGCCAAAATGTTAGGCATTTCAAAAATCACTTTTACATTATGGGAAAGTAAAAATCCTCTTTTCAAAAAAGCAGTAGAAGATGGACGTGCTTATACCAAACGTGGACGACGTGGTACGTTTGATATGAGCGATTATATATATCGTAGGTTATCTTCCAAGAGTAGATTGTTGTGGAAGGAAATAAATGTTTTTGATGAAAGCAAAAACAAAGGCAGACGAAAGATTGATGATTTGTTAAGTGGACAAGGCAGACGAATCAGGCAGGATATGTTTTTGTGTGCGTGGACTAATAGTTTATTTTCTATAGCAGCAGCATGTAGGAAGATAGGCATTAATCGAAATACATTTGAACGCTGGAAGAAGAAAGATAAGTATTTTCAAAAGATGATTTGGGAAATTGGGGAGATAAAAAAAGACCTGTTTGAAAACTGTGTAATGCGTAATGCGGTGGGCGGCGATACTGCAATACTAACTCAAATCATGAACACCAAATTAAAAGACCGTGGTTATGCTAAAGAAAATAAAGTTGATATAAATGTACAAGGACAGATAACACACAAACATCAAATGGTGTTAATGGATGATTTGAATGTGCCATTATATATTCAGCAATTGTTATTGAAAAAAGTCCGTGCAAGAAAGAAGCTTGTGGAGTCAACAATAATAGACACACCTGTCAGTGAGGCTGTTTAGTATATGAAACTTGCTTTTGATGAATATGATTTAGTGCGTTCTATCACACGCAAATCGTTCTATCAATTTCTTATAGAGTTTTGGGATGAAGTTGCTACTGACCCACTCATACCTGCATGGTATATCAAATACATGTGCGACGTCATTCAAAAGAATGCAGAATTAATATTAAAGCGTAAACCTAAAAAGTATGATTATATTATTATTAATATTCCTACCGGTTCTACTAAATCTACAGTATTGATGAGATTGTTAAATGCATGGGTATGGGCACGTGACCCGTCACGTAATTTTATTGGAGCATCCTTTGAGCGTGGGTTAGCTGTTGAGTTGGCTGGTGATACCAGAATGCTCATCAAATCTGAAAAGTATCAGCGATGTTTTCCAGAAGTTGTTATCAGGGGAGATATGGATGCTAAGGGCACGTTTGGGACAACAAAAGGAGGCAAGCGATATAGTACAGGAACGACTGGTAATGTTACTGGTAAACATGGTGATATAGTAGCTGTTGATGACCCATTGAATCCAAGAGCAGCAAGGTCTGAAGCACTTACATTATCAGTTAATCGTTTTATTCGTGAAACTCTTTCATCTCGTAAAAGAGAAAAATCAATAACACCTACATTTCTAATAATGCAACGTTTGTCACAGGATGACCCAACAGGCATGTTATTGGAAATGGCAGAAAACAGTAATGGTAAATTACGAATAAAACATATATGTCTGCCGGCTGTTTTATCTAACAGAGTCAAACCATCTTCATTAAAGAAAAATTATGTAGATGGTTTGCTTGACCCTGTACGATTATCACGTGACGTGTTAGACAAAGAAAAATTGAATGGCGAGTTTTATTTTGCTGGTCAGTATGAACAAAGCCCTATTCCTGCTGGTGGTGGCATGTTCAAAACAGAAATGATAAAAACAGGAATAGCACCACCAAATCCAGCAGTTCCAAAATTTTGGGTAAAGCAAGTAAGATATACAGACAAAGCAGGCACATATGAGGATGGTTGTTATACAGCGTCAGTTAGAATGGGCAAAGACAAAGAAGGTCGATTTTGGGTTTTGCATGTTGATAGGTATAGGCAGGAAAGCAGAGCAAGAGAAGACAGAATGCATCAGGTAGCAACTTTGGATGGAAAGCCTGTGGTACAAGTAATTGAACAAGAGCCTGGAAGTGGTGGTAAAGAATCGGCTCAAGCATCAGCACGTAATTTGGCTGGTTTTCGAGTAGTATTAGACAGACCAACAGGCGATAAAACGTACAGGGCTGACCCGTTTGCGGGACAGGTCAATGGAGGCAATGTTTATTTAGCAGATGAAGGAGCTATAAAAGGACTGCCCCAAAAATGGCATAGTGCATATATAAATGAAGTACAGTTTTTTCCACATAGTAAATTTAGAGACCAAGGCGATGCTTCATCAGGAGCATTCAAACATTTAACTACTGCTTTAATAAAACCAAGAGCAGGTAAAAGGAGAAGAACATGGCGGTAAATGAAAAAAACAACAAAAAGAAAGAAACAGTCAAGAAAAATAAAACTATTGCTCTCAGTAAGCAACGTCAGGCATTGTTACATATGATTAATACTACAGGCACACAAGCTCGTGATGCTTTGGTTCGTGGCAGGATTAATCGTGATATTGATATGGACCATGAATGTAGATGGCCCGTAACAATCAAGCCACAAGATTATTCAGATTTGTTTGGGAGATTTTCGGTTGCTGGCAGAGTGGTAACGTTGTGGCCGTCAGAATGCTGGGTATCACCGCCTGTTATATATGAAAAGGAAAGTGCTGAGACAGAAACAACAATTGAGAAAGAATGGAAAGCTCTGGAAGATAGACTTCATGTGTTAAGTTATATCAAACGTGTAGATGTTCTTTCTGGAATAGGCAGGTATGGGATTATATTTCTTGGTTTGAATGATTTGGAAGCTGGTGAGAAATTTACAAAACCAGTTGATGGTTTTGATTCTGACACCGGCAAGTCAACATCAGGTAGTGCCAAACGTGAATTGTTGTATATACGTGTTTTTGAGGAGACACAAGCCACCATCACCAAATGGGAACAAGACAAAAGCAGTTCCAGATATGGCCAACCTGTAGAGTATGAATTACAGATGTATGACCCGTCCGGTACAGGCAAAATACAAGAGAAGGTCCATTGGACCAGAGTTGTACATATAACAGATAATTTATTGAGTAGTGAAGTATTTGGTGAGCCACGCATGAAGCCTGTATGGAATGATTTAATTGATTTGCGTAAATTAAAAGGTGGAGCCAGTGAAGGATATTGGAGGGCATGTTTAAGTGGGACAGCATGGACGTTAGATAAAGATTTAGTTGATGCTTTGACAGTAGTGGACAGCGATACCAAAGATGATATACGAGATGAGATTGAAGAATATTATAATTCATTGCAGCGAGATTTATTTGTGGAAGGTTATGTGCCACGTGATATAGCACCTAAACTCATTGACCCGTCGCCATACGCTACAATGCTTACTAAATTGATTTGTGTACGGTTGGAAGTGCCATATAATATTTTCATCGGTGAAGAAGGAAGATTGGAGGGCAGACAACAGCGTAGTGCTTGGTTAGAACGTGTCAAGGGCAGACAAACAAATCATCTTACACCAAACGTGTTAATGCCTGTATTGGAACGGTTGCAAGTAGTGGGTGTGTTGTCCCGTTCAGAAGAACCACTCCAAGTAGAATGGCCAGAAAGAGACAGCCCGACAGAATCAGATATAGCAAGCACAGCAGTAAATATTACCAAAGCAATGTCGTTGTATGTGTCTGGTAATGTAAATCAGTTGATGGATGAGCGAGAGTATTTAAGTCAAGTGTTCAAGAAAACTCCTGAAGAAATAGATGCTATATCTGAAGGTGTAGAAGATTGGGAACGGGAGAATGAAATAAATGAAGATGGAAAAATACATGTGTTGGATGGCAACGATAATAACAGTAAAAGGAAAACAAAATGAATGAAAGTCCTGCTGAGATAGATAGAATACATAGTTTGTTATTTGTATGTGGTCAGTGTCGATGGTATGAGCCGCAGTCAAAAACATGCCCACGATGTTTTCCAAATACGATAAATGAACCTAATGACAATGCTTGTTTATATTTTGCTAAAAAACAGGACAGACGAATGTTCAGAAATATACCAAGGAGATAACAATGGGGCGTTGTTTCAAAGGCAGGTTCAAAGATGATACAGCAGCAATGTTAGGATTAAAAAGATGTCATGGAGGAACTAAAATCGGAAATGTTTTATGGAAGCCTTGTAGGTATTTGGAAAGGTGTTTAGGCATGTCTGTTAAAAAATGGAAAAAACTAACAGAGGATAGCAGACAAAGATTAATAGCAGAAAGGAATTTTAATTTATAATTATAAATATGTATGGGGCAATAACAGCAAACGACGAAAAATGAAAGGACGTCGCTGTTGTGTTGTAGCAACAGGGAGCATGAATAGTTGTATGATAGAATTTAAGAATAAAAAAAGAGAGATTGTCAGTAGAAATTCTATTAGACAGATACCAAAAATAAAATCTTCTTATGAAAGTTTTTGGAATGGCCAAACGTAATTGGACTAATCTTGACCCGTCAAGAACTAAAACAGAACGTCAAAGATTTATGAGGGAAATGAGACGTAGGTTGCGAGCTTTGTATAAAACAACCTATAAATTTTTAGTAACTGAAGATGAGTTAGCTTTAGCAAAAAGACAACAGTTCAAACTCAAATTAAAAAATTACAGACGTTATGCATTCCTCACTACATCACAAAAACTAACACAGTTTCAGTCATGGCTTCAACAGCAGGTAAATGTCGGTTTGTTGGAAGTGGATGCCATGAATACACCTTGGACTTCTAAGTATGTTCAATCAGCATGGCGAAAAGGTATGTTCCGTAGTTATACTGATGTAAGAAAACAAGGATTATCTGTTACACCTGATTGGTACACAGCCACTAAAGAACAATGGTTGAAGTCAGCTTTTTTACAACCTGAAATGACGAGTAAAGTTGAATTGTTAGGTACAAGAGCTTTTGAATCAATGAAAGATATATCAGCAACTATTTCAGCACAGATGTCCAGAACACTTGCTGATGGTATGGCTAATGGATATGGACCGGCAAAGATTGCTCGGATAATGGACAGGCAGGTATTTGGTGGTAGAAACAGAGCAAGAGCTATGACTATTGCCCGTACTGAAATTATACATGCTCATGCAGAAGGGCAGTTGGATGGTTTGCAGGAATTAGGTGTTGAAAAAGTAAAGGCTCAAGTTGAATGGAGTACTGCTGGAGATGCTGTAGTATGTGAGCAATGTGCATCGTTAGAAGGCAGGGTTTATTCAATAAATGGAGCCAGAGGATTAATTCCCCTCCATCCAAATTGCAGATGTGCTTGGATGCCATACGTTAAAAGCAAAAAGTGACAACAGGAATAAACAATGACTAAAAAATCTAAGAGAATGAGTGACAGAACAGCAAAGCAAATTTATAGATGGTGTGCATTTGTTGCACAAAGATCTTGTATAGTCAAACACACAGCTTATGATGCAGATGATTTAAGTGCTATTGGTTTTATAGGAGCATTGAAAGCATATCCTCGCTGGGACAAGAATAAAGGAGGACTGTCAACATTCTTAAAACCTCGAATAAAAGGAGCTATTCAGGATTACATCAGGGATTTTCATAAATATCGTGCTGTAGAAAAAGGAATAAAGTCAGGAAATTCCAAAAGTAATTATGTATTATTTTCAAGCATAGAAGCTAAACTCACAAAACCAAGTTCCGATGATTTATTAATAGATACTAAAGCAGAGGATTTTGTAAAGAGAATGGAGGATGTAGATGAAATAAATAAATGGGCAGCCAAAAACAGTATAATACAGAAGGAGTTGGTTATTTTGTATTTGCGTTATGGGTATGAAATGTCTTTGGATGCTATAGGTAAAATAATAGGAGTTACTGAAGCATCAGTTAGTATAAAATTAAAAGGCATACTTAAAAATATTACAATAGAACCAATAAGATGTGTAGCACCACATAAACAGAAAAAGAAGAAAGGAAAGTAAAAATGAACAAACCTATCACAGTAAAACAAATTATAATGCAAAAAACAGGAGCAGATGAATATAAAGTACAGGAAACAACAGCAAAGATATATCCACAACATGTAGCAGCATTGTCTCCAGCAGATAAGAATGGTGAAAATGTTATGCTGAATGGTTGTTATGTGTTTGCAGGCAGTATAGCTATAATGACAGACAAAACAATGGAAGAAATGGAAAAACTTTTAGATAGTCTTTGATTATATATGTACAGTGTAGTATAATAATAATATACTACGTATATT